AAGATTATTCACAAGGAGTACAAAGAAGGATAGCGAAGCTAACTAAAAAATGGAGAGAAGCAGAAAGACAAAGAGACGAGGCTTTGTCATTTGCACAACTTCAAAAAAATAAAGCTGAATCTTTAAGTAAAAAATATTCATCTTTGGAAGACGAGTCTGTTAAAGATAGACAGTCTAAAATACAATCCTTGTTGGATGCTCAAAAGGCTAAACTAGCGCAAGCTAGAGAAGCTGGAGATACTAATGCAGAAGTTGATATCTCAAAAGAAATAGCAAGATTAGGTTATGAAGAAGCTAAATTATCTGAAATAGCTTCTAGACCTAAAAAAGAAGAGGCTCCTACTGAGACTCCAAGCTATCCTCAGTATCAACAACCTGAACCTCAAGCTGATCCAAAAGCAGAAGAATGGGCAGCTAAAAACAGATGGTTCGGTACGGATAAAGCCATGACTTACACGGCTTTTGACTTACATAAGACACTCGTTGATGAGGAAGGGTATGACCCTAAATCTGACGAGTATTATGCTGAAATTGATAAAAGATTAAGGGTTGAATTTCCGCATAAATTTGATAAACCAGAGTCAACGGAATCGACTAGACCTGTGCAGACAGTAGCGTCAGCGACGCGAAGCACGAAAACTAGTCGCAAAACTGTGAGACTCACGCCGTCTCAAGTTGCAATCGCTAAAAAATTAGGTGTGCCACTTGAAGAGTATGCAAAACAATTAAAACTCACGAAGGAGGTATAAGCATATGAGCGAAGAAAACAAAAGAACCCCTCGTGCGAGTCAGACTAGGGATAAAGAATCCAAACCCAAAGTGTGGACTCCACCGTCATCTTTAGATGCACCACCTGCGCCAAATGGATTTAGGCATAGATGGGTAAGAGCCGAAAGTCTTGGCTTCAACGATACGAAAAACGTATCAGGAAGATTAAGACAAGGATATGAACTTGTGAGAGCAGATGAATATCCTGACGCTGATTATCCAATTGTCGAAGATGGAAAATACGCAGGAGTGATCGGAGTTGGTGGCCTTGTGCTGACAAGGGTACCGGAAGAGATCGCAAAGCAAAGACAAGACTACTATGCTAAACAAGGCATGGAACAAGTTGAAGCTTTAGACAACGATCTTATGAAGGAACAGCATCAGAGTATGCCTATCAATATTGACAGGCAGTCTCGTGTAACTTTCGGTGGTTCCAAGAAAAGTTAATTTTTTAACGATTCCAAAAACCCCGGATAAACTAACTTTACTAAGGAGTAAAAAACTATGGCAAACAAAGACGCTGCTTTCGGATTGAAAGCAATCGGAAAAGTTGGTCAGAATAGAGACGCTCAAGGTTTATCCGAGTACCAAATCGCTGCAAGTTCAGCTGCGATCTATCAAAATGATCCAGTTGAAATGGCAACTACAGGTTATATTACTGTAGCTGCGGCAACAGATGTGTTACTAGGTTCACTTAACGGTGTATTCTATACTGATGCTTCTACAAGCAAACCAACATGGGCGAACCATTTGGCGGCATCAAATACTGCAACTGACATTGTCGGTTTCGTAGCTGATGACCCTTACCAAAGGTTCGAGATACAAAGTGCTGGAACTCCAGCTAGAACTGACATCGGTGCTTGCGCTGATATCGTTTATGCAGCTGGTGCAGCTCCAAACTATGTATCAAAAGTAGAGATCAACGGAACAACTTCATCTACAACTGCACAGTTGAAGATTTTAGGTGTTTCTAATGATCCAGATAACAATGAACTAGGTTCTGCGAATGCTAACTTAATCGTTACAATCAACGAACACTTCATTAAACAAACAGCAGGCATATAATAGGAGGATATTACTATGGCCATTTCTAGAGGACAACTAGTCAAAGAACTAGAGCCAGGTTTGAATGCCCTATTCGGCCTGGAGTATAAACAGTATGAAAATCAACATGCTGAAATTTATACAACAGAATCTTCAGACAGAGCGTTTGAAGAGGAAGTAATGTTATCAGGATTCGCTCAAGCACAAGTTAAAGCTGAGGGATCTGGCGTATCTTTTGACAATGCTCAAGAGACTTTCACAGCTAGATACACTCACGAAACTGTGGCTTTAGCGTTCTCGATCACAGAAGAAGCTATTGAAGATAACTTGTATGACAGACTCGCGTCTAGATATACAAAAGCGTTAGCACGTTCAATGGCACAAACAAAACAAGTGAAAGCGGTTAACCCTTTAATTCAAGGTTTACCAACTACTGACAATTATGATTCAGGCGACGGTGTTTCTTTATTTAACACTGCTCACCCAACAATTGCTGGTACTTTCGCTAACACGTTGGCTACTCAAGCGGACTTAAACGAAACTTCATTAGAACAGTCGTTAATTGATATTGCGGCAATGACTGATGAAAGAGGTTTAAAAATCGCTGCCAGAGGGATTAAAATGATCATTCCAAGTGAACTACAATTCACAGCGGAGAGATTAATGAAATCAGCTGGTCAAACAGGTGGTAACAACAACGATGTGAATGCAATCGTTTCAAAAGGAATGATCCCACAAGGTTACGTGGTGAACAATTTCTTAACTGACACAGATGCGTTCTACATCACTACTGATGTGCCAAATGGTATGAAGTACTTCCAAAGAGCAGCAATTAAAACTGCTATGGAAGGTGACTTTGATACTGGCAACGTAAGATACAAAGCTAGAGAAAGATACTCTTTCGGAGTTTCTGACCCTAGAGGTATCTTTGGTGTTGAAGGTGCTTAATATCTAACTGATATTATAGTATTTTTAATTTGAGGGGGCCCATTGATTGGGCCCCTTCTTTTTGATAGAAAGGACGAACCATGACAGGAAAATATAAAATACAAATCTTCACAAAAGAGTGGCAAACAAAGTTTGAATTAGAGACCGAAAGCTCTATGATTACCACTGCTCAAGTGCATAAAGAAATCATTGACTATCTAGGAAAAAACGATATAAAATGGGAGCCAAACAAACTTAGGTATACTGGAAACAATAAATTCTATATTACCTATGAGGAGGTTTACGATGGCTCAAGACAACATGGTGTTGTTCGCGAAGAAACTGAAGCTCGAATCTAAGTGGAACGAGATGTTTCTGGAAAATGGCGGAATGGTAACACCCGAAATGTCAGTTCTAGGAGATGAGATCAAGACTGTAATCAGATCTATCTTGAAGAATCAAGAGAGTCCTAGGAATGCTTTAGATGGTGAAAACCATCTTTATGCTAGCTAACTAGGACAATAACTCTTTAAAAAAGCGGTTACGCTTATAAGGAGTTCTTGCACTTCTCTATAAAGTTCTATATAAAATCATAAGCTTAATTAATTAAGGAGAACAAATATGTCTTTTAAATCAGATGTAAAAGCGATCAGAAAAACAGCAACCGGTGCTGTATTTGCTGGCAGAACTAGATTAAGAGGAATCATTGTTGCTTCAGATGGAGCGGGTGCAGGTCAAATTACTCTACAAGATAATACAGACAGCACAACTTTATTTGATTGTGATATACCTAACGGTGATGTTTTCTCATTTAACATTCCTGAAGATGGAGTTTTATTCCCTGGTGGAATGAAAATTTCAGCTTTAACAAACATAGATTCAGTTACTATATTGTTAGATAAGTAGGAGGTTAGATGGCTAACACTACTTCAGGCACAGCAACTTTTGAAAAAGGTTTTACGATTGCAGATATAACCGAAGAAGCTTATGAAAGAATAGGTATTCAAGGTGTATCGGGTTATCAATTAAAATCTGCTCGAAGATCTTTGAACATTCTTTTTCAAGAATGGGCAAACAGAGGTTTACATTACTGGGAAGTTAGAAATAATTCTATTACTCTTGTTGATGGTCAAGCAACTTATACGATGTACAGATCAACAGATGATGGAACTTCTGATGCAACTGCTGTGTATGGAGTTGATGATGTTTTAGAAGCAAGTTACAGAAACTCTTCTTCTGTAGATTTTCCTTTAACAAAAATTTCAAGATCTGAATATCAATCACTATCTAATAAAACAGATGAAGGAACTCCGACTCAATATTTCGTTCAAAGATTTATAGATAAAATTACAATCACCTTATATTTAACACCAGGTTCATCAGAAGCTGGTAATACAATTAATTATTATTACACAAAAAGAATTGAAGATGCAGGTGCATATACAAATGATGCAGATGTGCCTTACAGATTTGTTCCTTGTATGGTTGCAGGTCTTGCTTATCAATTATCAATTAAACATGCGCCGGAAAGAATTCAAGTTTTAAAATTATTATACGAAGATGAATTACAAAGAGCATTGACTGAAGATGGTTCTTCGTCAAGTTCTTACATAACCCCTAAAACTTATTATCCAAATGTCTAATCTATCAAGAGGAAAATATGCTCAATTTATTTCTGACAGAAGTGGTCAAGCATTTCCATATCAAGAGATGGTTAGAGAATGGAATGGATCCAGAGTACATATCTCTGAATTTGAACCAAAGCATCCGCAGTTAGAACCAAAACCACATACTGCAGATGGTCAAGGTCTCCCCGACGCTCGCCCCGCGAGAACAGAACCTGCAACACAAAATTTATTACCCTCAAATCCATTTGATATTACATCAGGATCTACAACGATTACAGTTACAGAACCGGCTCACGGAAGATCAACTTCTGATACGGTCGTATTTAGAAATGTAGATGGATCTCCAGGAGGAGTGGTATATACAACATTTGAATCTGCTTCAGGATATAGTATAACTAAAATTAATGCAGACAGTTATAGTTTCACTTTAGGTGCAACACCAACTGTGACTGAAAAAGGAGGAGGAGCAACGGTAACCGCTGGACCCGTTACATTAACACCATAATGGCATACACTTTAACAAATTTACAAGATGATATTAGAAACTACACAGAAGTAGATAGCAATGTGTTATCAGATACTATTCTTACCACAATCATCAAAAACGCTGAGAACAAAATTTATAGAGAAGTAGATTCTGATGACAATAGATTTTATGCAACATCAAATCTTCAATCTGGAAACAGATATGTCACGATTCCATCTGATCTAAGATTTATTAGATATGCTCAGCTTACAGACTCATCAGGAAACCAGGTTTTTTTAGAAAAAAGAGATACATCATTTATGGCAGAATATTACAACACTCCTGGTACACAATCAGGACTCCCTAAATATTATGGAAACTGGGATGCTAATTTCTGGGTTGTGGCTCCAACACCTGATGACACTTATTTGATTACATTAGCTTATACCAAGCAACCAGCAAGTATTACAGCAACTCCTGGATCAACTGAGGGAACATATGTAAGCAATAAATATCAAGATTTACTTTTATACGCTTCTTTGGTAGAAGCATATGGATACTTGAAAGGCCCAGCGGATATGTTACAATATTATTCGCAAGCTTATCAGCAAGCAATTCAATCGTACTCTATCGAACAACAAGGTAGAAGACGCCGAGACGAATATGAAGATGGTGCTATTCGTACTCCTATAAGATCCGAGTCACCATCTTAATTTATTAAGGAGAAAACTAAATGGCTAATATAGTACCTGACTCTTTTAAAACAGACCTATTAGGTGGTGTGTTTGATTTCGATTCTGGTGGATCAACTTTCAAACTTGCACTCTACACTGACATTTCTGGTTTCAGTACTTCTACAACTGCTTATACAACTACCAACGAAGTTTCTTCAACTGGTACAAACTATACAGCGGGTGGTGGAACTTTAACTAACAATGGAGTAGCAGTGGCATCAAACATCGCTTATGTTGACTTTGCAGATTTAACTTTTTCATCTGTAACTTTAACAGCTGATAGTGCACTGATTTATAAAGGCACGTCTAATGAAGCAGTATTAGTTTTAGATTTCGGCGGAGATAAAACTGCAACTAACGGAGATTTCGTTATTCAGTTTCCAGCTGCTGATTCATCTAATGCTATTATTAGACTTGGCGACGCATAATAGTTATAAGGAGTAGAAATGGCTTTGGTAATTAACGATAGAGTTAAGGAGACGAGTACAACTACTGGAACTGGAACTTTGGATCTAGCTGGTGCAGAAACTGGTTATGAAAGTTTTGTTTCTGGTGTTGGTACAACGAACACAACTTACTACGCTATAGAGTTAAACTCTGCTGGCGAGTGGGAAGTCGGTATTGGTACCGTAACCGATGCTACACCCGATACTTTATCACGAGACACGGTCATATCGTCATCTAATGGTGACGCTCTAGTTAACTTTAGCGCAGGTTCTAAAAATGTATTCTGTACATTGCCAGCGAAGAAAACTATTTCTCCAGTTATGGATGCAACAACTTTTGTTGTAACACATAATTCTACAATTTCAGAAGATCAAACATTAGATTCAGGAGTCTTGGCAGGACCTGTCACAATCACAGGTACACAAACCGTAACAGGAACATTGGTAATAATTTAAATGAGTAAAATAGAAGTTAATCAAATATCATCTCAATGCGGATCTACACTCACCATCGGTCAATCAGGTGACACGGTGACTTTAGCGTGTGGTGCTACACAATCTGGTTTTGGTAGATCAGGTTCAGTTAATTGGGATACAACGGCTAAGACGGCTGGGTTTACTGCAGTAAGCGGTAATGGATATTTTGTAAATACAACAAGTGGGGCAATCACTGCAACACTTCCAGCAACACCTTCAGCAGGCGACATTGTTTCATTTTCTGATTATGCAAGAACTTTTGCTACTAATAATTTAACAATTGGTAGAAATGGTTCTTTAATTCAAGGAGTTGCAAGTGATGGAACTGTTGCAGTTGATGGTAGATCTATAACTTTTGTTTATGTTGATGGTACTAAAGGTTGGGTGCCAACAGAAGATCAAACAACAGGACAGTACGGTGCTTTATATACAGTAGCAACTGGAGGAACAATAACAACTTGCGGAGATTATAAAATTCATACATTCACATCTCCAGGAACTTTTTGTATTTCACAAGCAGGTAACCCTGCAGGTGGTGGAGACACAGTAGATTATTTAGTTGTAGCTGGCGGCGGAGGTGCAGGTGGTTCTTCTCCTGCTTGGGTTATGACTGGAGCAGGAGGTGCAGGTGGTTTTAGAGCAAGTTCAACAACTTACACAATAGGATGTGCTCCCGCTGCGCCACTAACAGCTTGCGTTTCAGCTTTAACAGTTACAGCAACAGGCTATCCAATTACAGTTGGAGGAGGTGGAGCAGGTGGACCAGGACCCATTGCTGGTGTTGGTACTCAAGGTTCAAATTCAGTTTTTAGTACAATTACTTCTACAGGTGGTGGTCATGGAGGTGTATATAATCCAGCACCAGGAGGTAATGGTGGTTCAGGTGGTGGCGGTGGATCAGGTTTACCAGCTGGAGGATCAGGTGGAACAGGAAATACTCCTCCCGTAAATCCAGCGCAAGGAAGTAATGGTGGAAATGGTTTTTTAAGTGTTCCTGATGATTCAACAAGAGCAGGTGGTGGAGGCGGAGGAGCCAAAGCTGTTGGTGCTAATGCTGGAGCAGAATCAGGAGGTTTAGGTGGAGTAGGTGCAGGATTACCTAGTGCTTTTGGAACTTCAGGTGAAAATTGTGGGTCATATTATTATTTTTCGGGTGGTGGAACTGGTGCAGGTAATGGAAGTCCTTCACCAAAAGCAGGTGCTTTAGGTGGCGGAGGAAATGGTATGGGTAATGCAGGTGCTGTAACTCAACCAGATGGAGTAGATAACACTGGCGGAGGTGGAGGCGGAGTTCTTTCTGTTCCAGCTTCAACACCAGCTAAAACAGGTGGATCAGGCGGTAGCGGAATCGTAATAATAAGGTACAAGTATCAGTAATGGCCAGCAATGTTAAAGTTGACAAGATAACTCCAACTACTAATTGCGGAACAGTTACATTAGGAGATAGCGGAGATACCATAAGCATTCCAAGCGGTGCATCATTAAGTATTGGTGGATCAGTTTCAGGAATTGATGGAATTGTAAATTGGGATACTACAGCTAAAACATCAGGATTTACTGCAGTCGCAGGCACAGGATATTTTGTAAATACAACAAGCGCAGCAATCACAGTTACATTACCAGCAAGTCCAACAGCTGGAGATTTAGTTGCCGTTAAAGATTATGCTTTCACAGCAGATACAAACAATATTACATTAGCAAGAAACGGATCAAACATTCAAGGTACAGCAAACGATTTTTTAATTAGCACCGAAGGAAGATCAGTCACATTAATTTATGTAGATGCAACACAAGGTTGGTTGTTAACTGGTGCTTCTCAAAAAACAGATATTATTACACCACAATACGTAACAGCTACTGGCGGTACAATCACAACTTGCGGAGATTTTAAAGTTCATACTTTCACAAGTCCAGGAACATTTTGTGTTTCATGCGCTGGTAATAGTGATGGATCTAATTCAGTTGATTATTTTGTAGTAGCTGGAGGAGGAGGCGGTGGAGCTGGTGGTCCAGGAAGTTCTATTCCAGGTGCTGGAGGGGGTGCTGGTGGATTTAGAGTATCTAATTCAACTTGTATGCCTGCACCAACAACTTCACCTTTAGCAAATCCTACAGGTTTACCTGTTTCAGTTACTGCTTATCCAATAACAGTTGGTGGCGGAGGAGCTGCAGGTATAGGAACAGTTCCTAGAGTTCCAGGAATAAACGGTTCAAATTCAGTTTTTTCAACAATCACTTCAGCAGGTGGAGGTGGTGGAGGAACAAGAGATAATTCACCAGAAACAGGTTTAGCAGGTGGATCAGGTGGTGGATCAGCAGGTACTTGTAATGTTACAGGTGCTGCAGGTAATACACCTCCAGTATCACCGCCTCAAGGAAATCCAGGAGGAAGATCTGCTACTTCTCCAGGAGTTGGTAAAATGTCAGCTGGTGGTGGAGGTGCAGGTGCTGCAGGTGGGGAGGGAACTCCTGGACCATCATTAGGTGGAGTAGGTTCTTTTGTAGTACAATCTGGTTTTGCGGGTTGTAATGGTACACCAGGCCCAGTCGGTTCAACAAAATATTTTTCAGGTGGTGGTGGAGTAGGAGCAAGCCCAACATATTCAAGCACCGCAGGTGGAGCAGGTGGTGGTGGACCAGGTGGAACCCCTAGTACAGCGGGTACAGCAGGTACTACCAATACAGGTGGTGGTGGTGGAGCGGGTTCAGCTAGTAATGGACCTGCAATTGCAGGAGCAGGTGGATCAGGTATTGTAATCATACGTTACAAGTATCAATAATGGAGACCAATGAGTGAATTTAAAACTGACAAAATTAAACCTGTTGATGCAGGATCAACAACAACACTTGGTGAAAGTGGTGACACGATTGCTACAAGTTCAGGGACTACATTAGATATTCAAGGTACCTATTCAGGTATCAATGCAATTAGTTGGGACACCACAGCAAAGACAGCTTCATTTACAGCAGAAACAAACAAAGGATATTTCATCAATACCACTTCAGGTGAAGTTACAATTACTTTACCCGCAACTCCAGTTGCAGGAAGCTTTATTGGTATTAAAGATTATGCACTAACAGCTCAAACCAATAATATTTTAATTGCTCCAAATGGAAATAAAATTCAAGGAACTACAGATACTTATAGAATTAATACACAAGGCGGTTCAGCTAATTTAGTTTATGTAGACTCGACTCAAGGATGGTTAACTTTTGATGCCGCACAAGCAAGTGATATTGCTCAAGTTGCTTTATTTACTACTGCAACAGGAGGTACCGTAACTACATGTGGTGATTTTAAAATTCATACCTTTACTAGCCCTGGAACTTTTTGTGTATCACAAATAGGAAATTCACCAACTAATCCTTTAGGTGGACCAAGTAATGTAGACTATTTAGTTATAGCAGGTGGTGGAGGTGGAGGTGGAAAAATTAATAACGGTGTTGGAGGAGGTGGTGCTGGTGGTTATCGTACAACTTTTCCAAGTCCTGGTTGTAATGCTGGTTCATTTCCAGTTTCTGTAACTTCATTTCCAATTACGGTTGGTGGTGGCGGAGCAGGTGGATCGGGACCTTCGGCGGGACCTACTTGTAGAGGATCCAATGGTTCAGATTCAGTTTTTAGTACAATCACTTCAACAGGAGGAGGGTTTGGTGGAGATGGTAATGAAATATCTCCTTGTAGAAATGGAGGACCAGGTGGTTCTGGAGGAGGCGCTGGTAGATTAGGAACAGCAGGTTCAGGTAATACACCCCCTGTAAGTCCTTCTCAAGGAAATAATGGTGGAGCTGGTATAGATGCCAGTGATGGTGCTGGTGGCGGTGGAGCAGGTGGAGCAGGTGCTCAAGGAGTTGCTAATACTAATGGTGGTGCTGGTGGAGCAGGATCATGTTCTAGTATTGATGGATCAAGCACAGGTAGATCTGGTGGCGGCGGTGGCGGAGCTTCAAATGGAGCTACAGGTGGGACAGCTTCTGATGGCGGTGGTGCTGGAGGATCTAGTCCAGCGAATGATGGAACCGCAGGAACAGCTAACACTGGAGGTGGTGGAGGCGGTGCTGCTCAAAACGCTCCTTCTTCAGGTAGTGGAGGTTCAGGAATCGTTATTATTAGGTATAGATACCAATAAAAAAATAGTTTATAAGGAGATATTATGAGTGAAGTTAAAGTTAACAAAATTACCCCGACAGCAGCATGTGGCACCGTTACACTCGGAGATAGTGGCGATACATTAAGTATACCATGTGGTGTAACTTTATCTAACGCAGGATCAATTACAAATTCAGGAACAATCACAAACACTGGAACAATATCTGGTGGAACAATAACAGGTACCATTGATAACCAAGTCAATTGGGACACCACAGCTAAAACTGCAGGATTTACAGCCGTAGCTGGAAACGGATATTTCGTTAACACCACATCAGGTGCAATTACAGTCACATTACCAGCAAGTCCTAGTGCAGGTGATTTAGTCGGAATTAAAGATTATGCCAACACGGCAGATACAAACGCAATAACAATTGCAAGAAATGGTGAGAATATTCAAGGAACAGCAAATGATTTTACAATTTCAACAGAAGGTTTATCAATACTTTTAATTTATGTAGACGGAACTCAAGGTTGGGTTTCAACAGGTGCAGCGAAAGCATCGGATATAGCTGAACAAGCTTTATTTATCACAGCAACAGGCGGATGTGTTTCTTGTTGCGGAGATTATAAAATTCACACTTTTACTGGACCTGGAACTTTTACAGTTACATGCGCAGGTAATCCTTTAGGTTCAACAACAGTTGATTATTTAGTGGTTGCAGGTGGTGGAGCTGGTGGAGGTGGCTCTGGTGGATCTGGAGCAGGAGCAGGAGGTTACAGAGAATCTTCAGGTGCTGCATCAGGTTGTTATTCAGCATCTCCTTTAGGAGCATGTGTTAGTGCTTTACCTGTTACAGCAACAGGTTATCCAATCACAGTGGGTGCAGGAGGAACAGGTGTTAATGCTGGAGGAACTGCGGCACCACCAGGTTCAGATTCAACTTTTTCAACTATTACCTCAGCGGGTGGGGCAAGAGGAGTCGGTGAACAAAATAACGGAAGCACAGGAGGTTCAGGAGGTGGTGCAGGACATCACGGAGGTGCTGGTGTCCCGTATTCTGGTGGAGCAGGAAATACTCCGCCTGTAGCTCCCCCTCAAGGACAAAGTGGTGGAGGATCTTCTCCATGTGGACCAACTAACAGAAAAGCTGGTGGCGGCGGTGGAGCTGGTGCTACTGGTTCAACTAGTCCTACAGGTAATGGGGGTAACGGTGTAACTTCTTCCATAACAGCATCGCCTGTAACAAGAGCAGGTGGCGGTGGAGGTGGTGGAGAGTCCGCTTCTCCTGGTAATCTTCCAAGACAAGGTTCAGGTGGATCAGGTGGAGGAGGAAATAGTGGCCCTGTTTCTGGAGGAGTAGGAGCAAACGGAACAGCTAATACTGGAAGCGGTGGTGGAGGAAGTGTTAGAGCTCCTCAACCTGCAACCACTACATACGCAGGTGGAAATGGTGGTGGAGGAATCGTTATAATCCGTTACAAGTATCAGTAATGAGTGAAATTAAGACAAATAAAATTAGTCCAAGAAAAGGGACAACTCAAACTATCGGAGATAGTGGAGATACTATTTCTATACCTTGTGGTGTAACCACAACCAACGCAGGTACAATTTCTACAGCAGGAATAACAGGTGGAACTATTGATAATCAAGGAACGATTACAGGATTAGCTGGAGTTATTGAATGGGACACAACTGCAAAGACAACAGCATTCACAGCAGTTTCTAATAAAGGATATTTTTGTAATACAACAAGTGCAGCATTTACTGTAACATTTCCAGCATCACCAACAGCTGGTGATGTCATTGCTTTAAAAGATTATGCCAATACATTTGATACTAATAATTTAACAATAGATGCAAACGGAAATAAAATTCAAGGTTCGACAACAAATTTTGATATTACTGTAGAAGGAGCCAATTCACAATTCATCTACGTCGACGCAACGCGTGGCTGGGTTCTTACAGATGCTTCAAAGGCGAGTGATATTGCTCAAGTTGCTTTATTTACTACTGCAACAGGTGGAACCATTACAACATGTGGCGATTACAAAATTCATACTTTTACAAGTCCTGGTACATTTTGTGTATCACAAATAGGAAATGAACCAACCAATCCAGCAGGAGGACCAAGTGATGTTGATTATATGGTTGTCGCTGGTGGAGGTGGAGCAAGTTTAATTGCTGCAGGAGGAGCAGGTGGATTTAGAGAATCTTCTGGTGCGTCTTCTGGTTGTTATAGTACTTCTCCATTAGGAAACTGTGTTTCTGCATTACCTATTAGTGCTACAGCTTACCCAATTACAGTTGGAGGAGGTGGTACAGGAACAAATGGAGGTACTAGTTCAACTTCAGGATCAAATTCGGTTTTTTCAACAATTACATCTACAGGCGGCGGTGGAGTCGAAAATCAACCTACTGCTCCTTTTGGTGTTCCAGGACTAAGAATTAAACAAGGTTTACCAGGTGGTTCAGGTGGTGGAGTCGGTGTTTTTTTAAATATCGTTCCTACAAGATCTGGTGGATCAGGTAATACACCACCAGTCAGTCCTCCACAAGGCAACAATGGTGGATCAGGACCAGGTCCAAGTCCTTCAGGAGGAACTGGAGGTGGATCAGGTGGTGGTGGAGCAACAGCTGCAGGGACAGCAACAAGTGGTCCATATGTAGGACCAGGAAGAGCTGGTGGTGCAGGAGCTACAACGTCAATTTCAGGTTCATCAACTGCTTATGCAGGTGGTGGCGGAGGTGGTGGAAGAAATGATGATCAACCAGGATCAGGAACTCAACCAGGTGGGTCTGGAGGAACAGGTGGTGGAGGACCAGGAGGACAAGCAAGACCTACAACTGCTGGAACAGCAGGCACTGTTAATACAGGTGGTGGTGGAGGAGGTGGTGGGTCTTCGGACCCGTCTCAACAAACGGGTGGTTCTGGAGGATCAGGAATTGTTATTATTAGATATAAATATCAATAATAAATGTGTATTTACAAACTTTAACAAATAACATATAAGGAGAAACATTATGGCACATTTTGCAAAACTAGGAGCAAACGGAAAAGTGATTCAAGTCTTAACCTTGAATAATTCTGATATGCTTAACGCTGATGGTGTACAAGATGAAGCAGTAGGTCAACAATATTTAGAACAACACAATAACTGGCCTGCACAAATGTGGATTCAAACATCTTACAATACAAGAGGCGGCAAACATTATGACGCTGACGGTAATGAATCAGCAGATCAATCAAAAGCATTAAGAGGAAACTATGCAGGGATTGGTTATACTTGGGATGAAGATAATGAAATCTTCTGGCCTAAAAAACCACATGCATCTTGGAGTAAAAATACTACAACAGCTTCTTGGGATGCGCCTATTACTTACCCATCAGTAACTAATGATGGTGCAGATCCTGTCGTATGGAACTGGTCAATTACATGGAATGAAACTGCTTACCAAGCTGATAATACAAAAGGCTGGGAAGGCACAAAAAGAAATGTAGATGGAACAGACCATTCAGACACAGCAACTTATGACTGGAATGGATCTAGCTGGGTCGCACAAGCCTAATACTTGACATCTTTTTAATATAATATTACATACTCTCAGGTATGCACAAGAAAGTATTGTCAGAAATAGCATTGTATCACGGCACGATTGATATGCCAAAAGATTGGGATATTGATAGAGAGAAACTTGCGCAAGATATTTTAACATCAAATTTATTTGGTAAAGAATTTCCATTCTCTAAAAAATGGGACATGCTCAATACTTACATGAGAGATCATATTAATTTAGAATATGGTTTTCAGTTGGTTAACAAAAAAACATGGGGAAATATTTATAAACCTAAAGAAGCTTCACTACCTTTAAAACAAGTTGATCCCGTGGATTTAAGAAATTCACCTGACTTTGTATTTTTATATGGAGTTAAACTTGCAAAAGATTCTTGTTTTGTAAGAATTCATTTTGATGATAATAGAAGAGCAGGAAGATCTTGGGATATACCCATAAACAATAATACCTTTGTCATGTTTCCAGCTACACAAATGTATTACATCTCACCAAATACAAGTGACGAATTAAACTTTATACAAACGATTACTTATGAATTTATCTAATTATTACTGGGCTTTTAAGTCTGCATTACCTGCAAGACTATGTGATGACATCATTAAATACGCATTATCTAAAGATGAAACCATGGCACGAACTGGTGGATTTGGTGACAAAGAATTATCAGAAGATCAAGTTTTAAATATGCAAAGAAAAAGAAAATCAGATTTAGTCTGGCTCAATGATACTTGGATTTATAAAGAAATTCATCCTTATGTCCATCAAGCTAATAAAAATGCAGGTTGGAATTTTGATTGGATAAGATCAGAATCATGTCAATTTACAAAATATAAATTGAATCAATATTATGATTGGCATTGTGATTCATGGGATGTGCCTTATAATAAACCTGATTCTCCTGAACATGGAATGATTAGAAAGCTTTCTGTAACTTGTCAGTTAACTGACGGTTCTGAATACACTGGTGGTGAGCTTCAATTTGATACGAGGTCTTATGATCCTCATATGAGAGATGAAGATAAACACGTCATCACCTCAAAAGAAATATTACCCAAAGGATCCATTGTGGTATTTCCTTCTTTTGTATGGCATCGTGTTCAACCCGTAACGAGAGGAACTAGATATTCATTGGTTATATGGAACCTTGGGTATCCATTTAGGTAGGTATGCAAATATTAGAATATTTTAAAACACCCATATGGATTGAGGAGAAACCTGAATTCATCAAATCATTAAACAAAGCTTCAGACCCGTATATTAAAGAAGCAAGAAAAAGAAACAAAGATTACATTAAGAAGAATGGTGACTTTGGATTATCACATCACTCAACACCTTTAACTGCAGATAATAAGTTTAAAGACTTTCATAATTATGTCGGTCAAAAGTGTTGGGAATTTTTAGATTGGCAAGGATTTGATATGTCACAATATCAAACATTTTATGAACAAAGTTGGGTTCAAGAGTTTGCTAAAAAAGGTGGTGGTCATCACAGTGCACACATTCATTGGAACACACATGTGAATGCATTTTATTTTTTAAAGTGCGGACCTGAAACATCTTATCCTGTTTTTCATGAACCACGAACAGGGGCTAGAACAACAAAATTAAAAATGAAGCCTGGTAATGGAATTTTTCATGGAACCGAATTGGTTCATTTCAAACCAAAGCCAGGAACACTCATTATCTTTCCAGGATACATGGAACATGAATATTCAGTAGATCATGGTAAAAAACCATTTAGATTTATTCATATCTGTATCAGTGCAATTTTAAAAGAAATGGCAAAGAAGGTATAAGATGGCGAAGAAATACGATTTTAAAAAAGATAATTTCTGTGTCATTGAAAAAGCAATATCAACAGATCTTGCAACATTCTTGTACAATTATTTTACCATGCAAAAACAAGTCTATGATACTTGTATAAAAGAAAGATACATCTCACCTTTTGAAACTTTTCTAGGTTACTATGAAGGTCAAGATGAACAAATTCCTAATACCTATTCTCAATATGCGAATATGGCATTTGAAACCTTATTGCTAAAACTGCAACCGATTATGGAAAAGACAACCAAATTAAAGTTGTATCCTAATTATACGTATGCAAGAATTTATAAACCAGGTGATGAACTCAAACGTCACAAAGATAGATTCTCTTGTGAGATATCTACAACACTAAATCTTGGTGGAGATAAATGGCCGATCTATATTGAACCTAATGCAAAAAAAGGTGGAGTTATAGAAGGTAGAGGCTATGTATCAGATATGACTAAAGGTGTATCTGTAAATCTAAAACCAGGAGATATGTTAGTTTATAAAGGAAATATATTAGAGCATTGGAGAGAACCATTTAAAGGTAAAGACTGTGCTCAAGTATTTCTTCATTATAACAACTCCAAAACTAAGGGGTCGAAGGACAACATGTTCGACAAACGTCCTCATTTAGGTCTTCCATCTTGGTTCAAACGTTGATATAATTCTTATTTAGAGCCAGAGATACCACCACATACCACCTCTCTGGCTCGTAATAGGAGATATAAATGTTTTTTGGCGTTACGTCATTTGGCAGTGCACCTTTTGCGGATCCAGGTTTTAATCCTAATGCACTCGTC